CCTGATGTCAATGTTTGACTTTTTGATTTTTTGTCCAAGGCCGGAGGCAAATCTTGCTGTTCCCATTGCCATACGGATTGACATTTTAGATAAAGATGGATCAGGATCGTAATAGACTTCATCTATATAAACTTTGGTGTGTTCAGTAAGTGCAAGTTCCTCTTCATCTTGGAACTCTATTAACATCCTGCCATTAACTGTTTCGGCTAGATCGTATAGTTCAATCCCATAACCAACTTGAGACGCAGTTTGCGTATTGTTTCGTAGGATTGATCCTATTCCTGTAGATTCGACGATATCTCCGATGGGGTCTGCACTAACAGTCCCCACCAAAAATATACTAACTATCGTTAGAAGCGTCTTTCTGATTGATTTGAATCGTTGCATTGTCTGAATCAATGTCCATTATGATTGTGGCATTAGGTGTTGCACATGAATTGCCTGCACCCGATACGCAAGTTCCGCTTATTTGGTTGATGTCTATATCACCACTGTCTCCTGTATAGTCAACAGTTTGTGTTTGTTCACCATCCTTTTGTAGAACATTAATATTGTTACTGTTTCCAGTAACATCCCAATCAAATGTATCATCATCAGATTCGAAATCTAAATCGAATACGTTAGAATTTCCAATTACGTCTAGATCAAAATCAAGCCTTTCAGCTGATGAGACCTTTCCTTGATCTATATCAAATGTATTGGAATCTCCTGCGACTGCAACGTCATAATCAGAATCGTCTGCTGATCCCGAGGCACCGATATTCTGATCCCATATGTTTGAATCACCTGTGAAAGACAAGTCGAATGAAGACGTGTCCGCTATTAGTGGGCCAAATATTTGGTTCTGATTACCGATTTGATCAATATCAAATGTAAGCGTGGTTCCTGTAATAACCATTTTATCTTGTGAACTATTAAAATTCACATTCCCTAGTTTATTACCAAAACCAACTTGATCAATATACAACGTCAAAGTGTCGCCGGTTTGATCAATACGTATCTCGTTATCATCAGTAGCAGCGAAAACGATACTTGTCGACAATAATAAAATCAAACTAATTAGTTTTTTCATTTTCGTTTGTTTCCTCTATAACTGATTGAAGATAACCTTTACCTTCTATCACCCAAAAACTTCTATCGTGTCCTTGGTGTATTAATTCCAACACTGCTGCTTCAATAGCAGCTCGTGTTGCATATGTCACTGACTCATTATTTCCCACTCCGTCCTCTATTTCGATTAGCTGGGTTCCCTGTTCAATAAATCTGAACACGTCACCACCAGCACCATAAGAAAGGATAGTCTTTCTTGTTTGGACGTTTAATAATACTTCACCTGTAAGAACTGATACGGCTCTTACTGATATGGTCACAGCATCTTGACGATACTGTTTACTATAACCTAATCCTAGTGTCCGTGCGCCTCGTCCACCTGTCATAAGGTTAGTATCATAACCTATAATTCCACCCTCGATTATCATTCCTGCGAATAATAAAGGGCCTATTCCTTGGTCATTTGGGTCATTTTCAAACTCTTGACGAGCTGATCTAATGATTTGTCGTTCTCGAACAAGGTGATCTATACCCTGTCGTTCAACTACCCTAAACCATGTTCCGCCACCAGCGGTTTTAAGTGCATCAACTAACATTTCAGTTGCACCTTGTGTAACTGCAGTAGAGAATGATGCAATATTATCTACCGATTTTCTTTGTCCTGTCTTATCAGTAAACTGATAAACTGCAACAATCGGCTTCTCTTTTGCTGGTGGTAAGTTTAATAATTCGATGTATGCTGGAAGTCTTACTGCCTCAGGAAATTCTACACAAATATATTTTCTTGCAAATTGTTTTTTAAATCCAGTGAAGACATCTTTCTTGAAGCCTTCGTTCCAACGCGTGCAGTCCTGAGGATTTTCCGACCATTTTGGAAAGCTTGCACACCCCGATAAAACTAATAGTGTGGCCAGTATTAAAGTCTTTAGCATTATCCGTCACCACCGCCACCATCATCGTCGGGAGTCTCTCTTCCATAATCACTTCCAAAGTTACCTGCTCCTACAGGTATCTCTAGAATAGTTTCAGTTCCATCTTCGCCAATAATGGTTAGTTTGATATATTCCTCACCGTTATCTCTTGTAATAACCTCATAAGTGATGGTAGAGCCCTCGAGCACGAATGAACCAAATCTGACTGGGTTGTCATTTTGGAACATAGACTCTACCAACTGTTTCGCCATCTGAGCGTAGATTCTACTCTCTAGATTACGAATAAATTTTGCAAGCGTAGTGTTATCTGCTTCTCTTTCTGCTGATTTCCGTGCAGATTCAAGCGCGTCTTCTATTTGTTCTTTTCTAGAAAACTCTTGGTTCTCAATCGTTAAGTAATGAGCCCCTTGACCTTGTTTACTAAACGATGGATTCCCAAATTTATGTTTTATCTCATCACCTAATAGAGGTGGTGCTACAACCAAAGCTAAAAATATGATTATAGTTACGAGATTATTTTTTATTATTTCTTTTGCCACTGGCCTTTCCTGTCTTCTTCTTTTCGTTTTCCTTGTATTCAAGGACTACATTTACTTTTTGTTGTAACCGTATCAAATCTTGATCCAACATCCTTGTTTGGTCTATTACTTTTATCAATGCAAAGTGCATCTTTTCAATTTCGGGTTCTATGTGTTCACCAATGAACCGCCACACATAGTATATAAAGTAACCAAGACCCACCATCATAACAATAGGGAACCCATAATCTCCGATTAACTGAGCAATATCCATTAATCTCTCCTGACATCAAGCTTCTTATCTTCAATAAAGTTTTCTGCTCTGGCTACCCTTTCAATATCTGGCCTTAGTTCTAGTGCGGATGATACTAATAAATCAATTTTAATCATTTCATTAGACATCATTCTTGCACGATTTTCTAAAGACTTACAAAATCCTGTTAATGTTTTGATATCATCAACAATGTTTCCTAGTATTTGCTTGATAACTAAGAAGATAAAGAACCCCATCACGAGCGATCCCGCAATCGGAGCTCCCACCTCACCTATCAGAACAAATAATTCTTCCATAGATGTATTTATTTAATTTGAGGTGTTATGGGCGAAAAAAAAGAGGGCCTTAATGACCCTCTTTGAGACATTTTTAAAGTTCAATAGATTCTTATAAATCTGCGAATTCGTCGTCGTCGTCTAACTGATCTGAAATTTGTGTTATCACAGCTGCTTTAGAGCCAGATTTTTTAACCTTAAGATTCTTTTTCTCCGCCAAATCAATTAACTGATTCTTGGTTAACTTCTTAAGTTCAGATTTGGAAGGCTTTCCACCATTTTCTTGTGATTTTCTTACGACTCCACCAGTAGAAGAACCACCAGCTTTTCGCTTGCCTTTTTTCTTTCGGTTTTCTTCGTAAAAAAATAGTCCGACAAAGGCTGCTACCACAACTATTGCTATAATGCTTCCTGATTCCATACTATATTTCCTCGATTATTAAATTAATCCAGCAAAGGGTTTTTGTCCTTTGCTTTACCTATTGCAAGTGCTAGGATTTCTAAGTATTTATAACACTTAGCCCAGATTTTATCGTCTTTAGGTGTAGGCGTCAAACTTACAACGATACTCGCTATTGTAATAATTATAGGTATGATTAACAATATGTTCCAAATTCCCATAATAAATTCTACAAATCCTGACATGGTTCTGCTCCTTTTATAATATAAACATATTTATGTTTTTGAAGCGTTCCCTATAGAGTATTTAGTGGTTAATTTCCACTCGGGTTTCTCTCTGAATGGGATGATTTTGATTTGGGATAGCGGTGCTGTTGGCGTTTTTATCTTGTTTTCGTCGACTAGGGATAAGAGCTTCCATTGTTCAAGCAGGCTCACGATGGTATTTCGACGGCCTATATCGTTTTCATCGATGTTAGTTGGTTTACCATCTAACTTAAATAACTCTTTAAAGTGGACAATGTAATACTTACCACGTTTATGTAATATATGACATGACTGAAATAGCTCTTTATCCTTCCTAGACGCTACACCAATACGTGATAGTGTTTCACGTATCTTTAAAAAATCATCTTTTTCGGGGAATGTGATCTCGACGAGATCAGCTACAATTACTTCTTGTTCATCCATCAATCCTGCCACCAATTTTCATTCTGTTTCTCAATTCACGTAGGTGTTTATCAGATAA